CTAAGTCCTTTTCTACGGGTATTTTTGCCTTGCTAGACGCTATGTTAAACCAAGGGGTTCATATAGGTATTATCTCTAAGTCTTTTCGACAATCAAAAATGATATTTCGCAAGATTGAAGATATATCTTTAGATAAGAAAGCAGAGTTATTTAGACAATGCATAGGTAAGGTTAGCAAATCAAATGATGAGTGGTCGATGCAGATCGGCAAGAGCAGAATCACAGCTCTACCTCTTGGCGATGGCGAAAAACTTCGTGGTTTCCGTTTTCAAAGAATCATTGTTGATGAGCTTTTGCTTATGCCAGAAAAAGTTTTGAATGAAGTCATTATGCCTTTCTTGGCTGTTGTAGAAAACCCACAAGAAAGACAAAAAATTAGCGACGCAGAAGACGCTATGATTGCCGCTGGTAAAATGACTGAGGAAGAACGTACAGAGTGGCCTTCTAATAAAATGATAGGTCTTTCGTCGGCATCTTACAAATTTGAATATTTATATAAAATGTATCAGGCTTATGAAAATATGATCTTTAATCCTGGCGCTAAAAACCAAGGAAGAAGATGTATTATGCAGTTTAGCTATGATTGCGCTCCCAAAGCTTTATATGATGAAAATCTTATAAGCCAAGCAAGAGGTACTATGAGTCAATCTCAAATTGATCGAGAATTTAATGCTCAATTCACAGATGACAGCGCTGGTTATTTCAAGATAAGTAAGATGGCTGAATGTACTATTGAAGATGGGGAATCACCAGCAGTCGAGGTGGCGGGGGAAGATGGCGCTGAATACATACTAGCGTTTGACCCATCATGGTCCGAATCTGAAGCTTCTGATGATTTTGCTATGCAGGTTATTAAGCTAATACCAGAAACGAAAAAAGGCGTTGTGGTACACAGCTACGCTCTTCCTGGAACAAACTTAAAAAAGCATATGACCTACTTTAAATATATTATTGATCATTTTAATGTAATTATGGTTGTGGGTGACTATAACGGCGGTGTGCAATTTATGAATTCTTGCAACGAAAGCGATTTATTTAAAAAAGATAAACTAGAAATAGGTATGTTCGATGCTAGTTTAGATAACCCGCATGATTATGTAAAAGATCTAAAAGAAGCGAGGAGGGGCTACAACGTCTCAAACAAAACTATCTGTTACTTACGGAAACCAACTTCTGTTTGGATTAGAAATGGTAACGAAATGTTGCAGACTGCTTTTGATAGAAAAAGACTTTATTTTGCAGCGACAGCTATGGATGACAATTATTCGATGCAGAGAGCTAAAAAAATACCAATAAAAGATTTAAAATTCTCTAAATACGAAGATGAAAAGAATGCTGGCGCAAAAATGATTGAATTTATAGAACACCAGAAAGACATGATCGACTTAACGAAGGCTGAATGTGCTTTGATTCAAGTTTCTAGTTCTAATGGTGGTACTCAAAGTTTTGATTTACCCAGTAACCTAAAAAGACAGAAGGGAGTGGATAGGCCAAGAAAGGATTCCTATTCCGCTCTGGTACTAGGCAACTGGGGAATGAATATTTATTATGACATGATGGATGTACCAGAAGAAAGTAATCAAGGCTTTACGCCTATGTTTATTTAAAAAAGTTAAAAAAGTAACTTTTAAATTGTGTAAAGTAACTTATAATACATTATGCCTAAAAGAAAATACACAAAAAAGTCCGAGTATTGGAATAATTTTAAAAGCGTTGCCCCAGAAGCTCAAAAACCTCAAGAAGTTGTCGAACCTATGACAGCAGGAGCGGCATATCATGTTTCCCAGGGGTCGTACAGTCGATCTGGTTCTGTGAGTAACCTCTCATCGTCTTCCACAAGCACAAGAATAAATAGATCTTCTGTTACGGCCCCTATTAACAAGTTTAGTCAAATTAGAGCTGGGATGTTGCCTTACGAAATGGCTTCTGATGGGGCTAATGTAAGAGACGCTATCGAGCTTTGCCAAAAGGCTTACGCTAATGTGCCTATTTTTAGAAATACTATAGACATGATGTCAGAATTTGCTAATGCAGAACTCTATTTAGAGGGAGGCAATTCAACTTCTAGAAAATTTTTCGAAAAGCTTCTTGATAGGATTAAAATTTGGGATCTTAAAGATCAGTACTTTAGAGAGTATTATAGAAGTGGAAATATTTTCCTATACAGAGTAGACGGCAAATTCAGTATAGAAGATTATAAAAAGTTTTCTCAAACCATTTCTGACGGGCCTTCTTTGAATAAGTTCCCATTGAAATATGTTGTTTTAAATCCTTTTGAAATAGTGGCTAAACGTAGCACTGTATTTAACACAAAAGATGGAGGTTACGCAAAAATACTTTCTGAGTTCGACATAGAAAGATTAGCTAGTCCCAAAAATGATTATGATAAGGCTGTGTTTGACGCCCTAGATCCAGAAGTCAAAAAACAAATCAAGGACGGAGCTTATTTTAAAGACGGACTTCAAATAAATTTAAAAAACGAAAAAATGTCGTATAGTTTTTATAAAAAACAAGATTACGAACCATTCGCAATCCCATTTGGCTACCCAGTTCTCGAAGATATTAATGCAAAGATGGAAATGAAGAAGATGGACCAAGCCATCATGAGAACGGTAGAGAACGTAATTCTAATGATTACAATGGGGGCAGAGCCAGATAAAGGCGGTATCAACCCAAACAATGTAAAGGCTATGCAAACGCTTTTCCAAAACGAATCTGTTGGCCGTGTTCTAGTTTCCGACTACACGACAAAAGCAGATTTTGTTATTCCAGATATCAATAAAGTAGTCGGTCCTGGTAAGTATGAAGTTATTAACCAGGACATCAAAGACGGTTTGCAGAACATAGCCCTGAATGATGATAAGTACAATGGCGCTGAAATGAAAACTCGCGTATTTTTGGATAGACTTAAGGAAGCTCGCGAGGCGTTTATCCAAGACTTTTTGCAGCCAGAAATTCGCAGAATTGCTCTAGACTTGGGTTTTAGATCCTACCCGACTGTTAAGTTTAAAGATATTGATTTGCGTGATGAAACTCAATTAATGAGAGTAGCTACAAGACTTATGGAGCTTGGGCTTATTACCGCAGAACAAGGAATGGAGCTTTTTCAAACTGGAAAATTCCCGTTGGCAGAAAATCTAGAACAGGCTCAAGAAAAATTTGTAGAACAAAGAGAGAAGGGCTATTTCAATCCAATCGTTGGGGGAGTTCCTATGATCGATCCAGAAACTGGCGAAGAAGAACCAGAAAAAACCAGCAAACCGACAAAAGGTATGTCTGGTCGCCCAGAAGGTTCTAAGGATCAATTTTCTAGAGAAAATATTCAAGGCACTATTTATGAAATAGAGGCATTGAATTCTATAGCTAAAGAAAAAATGCTAGAAAAATTAAATTCAGAATCACTGGATGAAAATCAAGAGAGGATGATAAGCCAATTATGCGAATCTGTGATTTGCGCATCGGCAAAAGAAAATTGGACTGAAACAATGCTTTCTTGTGTAAATGATTTTACCGAGATTGAAAAATTAGGTACAATGGAAAATATTCTTGATATCTCGGAAGCTCACAGATTAGAGATCTACCCTTCAGCAATTTTATACCACTCAAAATGAAAGAAATAAAAAACCCACTTGTAGCGAATATAAATCGCTCTAACGGAGATGTAGAAATCTCGATTGCTAAAAAATATAGCGAAACAGAAGAAGCTATGTATAAATCATACATGAGTGTTTGTGCTATGGATGATAAAGCCCTCATTGATACAGCAGAAATGGGAGATAAGGAAACATACGCAGCCTGTTCAACGCAGTATGACAAAATGAGAGCTATGATCAATGAAGTCGGTGAGGGTGGATTAACAGAAAAACAAAAACAACTCCCTGTAGCTTTACAAAAAGCAATCCTTGAAAAAATGAAAAAGGATGCATAAATATACCACAACTTTTGAATTTGAGATTAAAGCCTGCGAAAATATAGCTGGCATCAATGTAAGCAAAGCTAATATTGAAAATTTAAGATCTTTAATACCCACTTCTGTAGATTTAGAAAAAAATATAGATTTAATGGGCGTGGCATTTAACGCTGCTGTTGTAAACGAGTTTAATAAAAACGGAGATGGCATAGACACCAAGACCGCAATAGCATCGGTGCAACAATTCATCCATAAGCCAACCAATATAGAACACAACAAGAAGAAAGTTGTGGGGCATATTGTCAATGCTGGATTCAGCGATTATTCAGATAGCACCATCTTGATTAATGTAGACGAAAATGAAAAAGACCCATTTAATATTGCCCTTGGCGCAGTCGTTTACAAAACCGTTGATAGAGAGTTTTTTGACATGCTTGAAAACAGCACCGACCCCAAAAACACTATGTACAATACGATTTCTGCAAGTTGGGAAATTGGGTTTAGTGAGTACAGCATTGCTATCGGTAGTAAGAATTTAAAAGATGCCGAAATAATTTCCGATCCAGAAAAGGTAAGCGAAATGAAGGGTATGCTAAGAAGTTTCGGTGGCAAAGGAATGACTGAAGATGGTCGCCCAGTTTATCGCCTGATTACTGGTAATGTGTATCCACTTGGTATAGGTTTTACTATGAAGCCAGCCGCAAATGTAAAAGGTCTTATTAGTAACGAATATGAAAATGGAGATGATGAAGAAGAAGAAGAAAAAGAAGAATCTATGTCAAACTCCAACAAGCAACAAGCCGAGCATTTACAAAAAATATCTGACAAAATTTCACAAAATTTAAAAAATACTGTAAACAATACTAAAATCATGGACTTAGAAACACTCTTATCAGAATTAAAGGACTCTCTCGCAGAAAAGAAATTTTCTGAAGAAGCGGTCGCTGGCATGACTTCGACTTTTGCCGAAGCCATTAAACAAAAAGATGACGAGTACCAAGCTTCCCTTGAGGCTGCGGAAAAAGAGAAGACTGAAATCGCTGCCGCGAGAGAAGAGCTTCAAAATTCTGTAGAAGCTATCAAAGAGGAACTTAAGGTAGCTCAAGAGCGCATTGGCAGTTTTGAATCAGAGAAGAGAGCTGAAGAAGCTGTCGCTCGTTTCAACGCACGTATGGAAGAAATTGATTCTATTTACGATCTCGAAGAAAGTGATAGTTCTTTTATCGCTGAGAAGATTAAAGGTATCGACGATACCGAAGAGTCTTTCGCATCGTTTAAAGATGAACTCGCTGTTTTCTGGGCTTCTAAGAATAAAGAAGCTAA